ATGCACATGCTCTTGGAGGTCGCGGAGTTGTAGGGGTCCTCGATCTCGTGGGCCATCTGCAGCGCGCCGGCGGCGATGCCCGAGTCCGCCACCTTCGGATCGCGCAGGCGGATCAGCGCTAGGTCCGCTTCGACGGCGGAGACGGTGTCGGTCCGACCGCTCTTCGCAAGCGGCTCGCGGAAGAGGTAGGAGGCGAGATCCGTGGAGAGTTCGATCACCGTACGTTCGTAGTAGACGTTGATCACCCTGGCACCACGCTTGAAGAAGTCGGGCGAGGTCCCGGCGAACGCCTCCTGCCTCGCCTCGATCGCCTTGATCACGGCCGCCCGGTTCGGCAGCTGCACCGCATCCTCGATGCCGAGCTTCTCGGCCTTTTCGTTGAGTGCGTCCCGGGGCAGTTTTTTTAGCGGCGGCAATGGCTACCACTCCCGCGACTGCCAGCGCCGGCGGTTGGACGTGGCCCGATTGCACTTGATGTGCTCGGGCCCGCGGTAGGCCCGGCGGTCGACATCGTCGTGACCGAGGTCCCACTGTTCGCCGGCGAGGATCAGCTCGCCGCAACGCCAGCATCGAACACCGCCGGCGGCGACCTTCGGCGCAAGCCTCTTACGGAGCTTCTGGTGGGCCGAGCCGTAGCCCCTAGCCGTGGTGCCCCTCCCCCGCCTTCCACTTTTTGCGGTCGGGGAGGGAAATAAAGATGGCGTGCGGGTCAACGAGGTGGCGCCCTCAAAAAAACCGAGGGCGCCACCGGAGCGGCGGTGCCGGCTTTGACCGGCGGGCGCATTGTCTCCTCCTCTCGAAGGGTCGCTACAACGCAGACTCCCGATGTCGGGGCCAGGCAGGCGACCGAGCATCGGGTGAGGTGAAGGACCGCAGCATCGACCGCCCGTCGAACACCGTCCAATCACCGAGGAAGCCAGCCAAGCCGGACTAGAGGCGTACTTCGACCTCTGCCGGGCCGCTCCCATTTGGGGGACGAAGGCTGGCTCGCTGAGCATGATCCGGGTTGCATCGGACGGAATCACGCCGCGCGCTCCAGCTTGCGTTCGGCGGCCTCGATCCGCTTCTCGATCACATGCAACTCTCGACTGATGTCAACGTGGCGGCCACGGCTGTTGGCCCTCAGTCGGGCAAGACGAAGCTCGAGCGGCTGTTCCTGCTCAGCCAACCTCTCGGCGCCGACCTCGAGCAGGAAGCGTTGGTGGGCGTCTCGACTACCGCGGCTGCTCTTCACCACCTGGTGAGGGATCACCTCTGGCTCGGGTGGCTCGCCGGCGTTCTTGTGCGCGGGGCTTCGATCCTCCTCCTCGATCGTGTCGATGGTCGGCGGTGACTCGTGGAAGACGTCCTCGTTGAGACCGAGGGCGCGTTTGGGGTCGGAGGTGTAGCCGTCGCCGCTGGCCGGAATGAGCAGCGGCCGATCGGCGTGGTGCGGGTAGCGGGTGAAGAGTGCGATCCAAGTCCGCTTTCCCTTGTGCTTGGTCCGTTCGATCCGGGTGATCTCGATGGTGCAGCTGCGCAGCCCGAGGATCTCGCCGATGTCGACCGGACAGGAATCGCCCTTGGAATTCATGGGCCAACTCAGCGTGGTTAGCTCGCCGTCATTGATCGCCTGCCGCTTCCCCGCCAACGGGTCGACCGGCGTCACCGCAGGTCCTCCAGGCTCAGTCGCTCCCCGGTCTCCCTGTCGTAGACCCAACCCCGGCCTTCGGTTTCAAGGCGGGCCCTGCCCTCGTTCAGGTCGACAACGTCGAAGCGTCGATTGAACGGCGTGCTGAACTTGCTCGGCACAACAACGACGTAGCGGCAGGAGTCAGCGAGAGGGCCTGCCTGGTCGATACCAGCACCGTCGTTGACGGTGTTCACCGCTGCCCCCTCGCTCACCCCTGGACAACCTTCACGTAGTTGCGCTGGGCCTGCTCGACATCAGCCTCGAACTGGGCTTCCTTCGCCTCCACGTTCTCGACCATCAGGCCCTCCAGCTCGGGCACGTGGGGAATGTGGACATGGACGGTGTCGGTCTGGCCGAGCCGATAGGCCCGGCGGACCGCCTGGTAGCGGCGCTCGAAGCTGTCGTCGAGGCCGGAGAAGATCATGGCCTTGCAGCGCTGGAAGTTGAGCCCGTAGCCGACCAGCTGCGGCTTGGTGATCAGGACGTCGGTGTCCTCCTTGCGGAAGCTGTGGATGATCTCGTGGGCGTCGCCTTCCTTGGTGGCTCCGGAGAGCTCGGCCACTTTCAGATCGTCGCGCTGCTCGCGGATCAGGCCGGCCAGCATCTCCGACTCCTCGTCGAAGTTGGTCCAGACGATCGTCGGGCGCTCTTCGTCGGCGGCGCCGGAGACGAGGCGGGAGACGAGGTCGGGCTTGCGGGAGGCGATCGGGTGGGCGACGCGATCGCTGCCGATGCCCTCGTAGATGAAGCCGCGGGCGATCTGCGCCAGCTTCGAGCGCTCGCGCACGCCGTAGGAGGTGTCGAAGAGGCCCTTGCCGCTGGTGGTCAACAGTTCCTGCATCGCCGCCAGCTGCTCGGCGGTGATCGGCACCTTGTGCTCGAAGTACTCCGGATCCGGGAGCGAGTCGAGGATCGGCGCGAAGCCGTAGGCGGCGGGGTCGCGCATGTAGATCGACCAGCCGGCCATGAAGGCGTAGAAGGCGTCGCGGGCGTGGGGCTTCACCCGCCAGTTGCCGCGCTTGTCGCGGGTGAAGTAGGTCCAGAGGATGTCGCCCTCGCTGCGCAGCTTCTCCAGGAACGAGGCCTGCGAGGCGTACTCCATGGTGTCGTTCGGCGCCGGGGTCGCCGTGGCCGAGAGCTTGTAGGGGATGCCCTTGGCCGAGTGGATCAGGTTCCACTTGATCGACCCGCCGCCGGTCTTCAGGATCGACGACTCGTTGAGGACCAGGCCGGCGAGGCGCTTTAGCGCCGGCAGTTCCTCGCGGGCGAGCATGTGGTGCGTGGAGATCGCCAGGCCCCGCGGCGCCGTCAACCACTTCTCGAGGTCGGTACGCGTGTACAGCGGCTCGATCGCCAGCTCGCCGTAGTACTCGGCGGCCAGCTCGCGCGTCTGCTCCGCGCACTCGCGGTTCGGCTCCAAGATCAGCACGCCGCCTTCGCTGGCGACCTGCCGGGCCCACTCGACCATCATCGCCGTCTTGCCGAGACCGGTGTCAGCCCAGACCGCGTAGCGGCGGGCGTCGAGCGCGGTCTGCACGATCCACCGCTGGTAGTCGAAGAGGTGCGGGGCGAGATCCGTCTGCAGGTCCTGCGTGGGCCTCAGGGTCGCGTCGAGGATGTGGGCGAAGCGGGCCGGCGCCACCACGCGGTAGGTGTCCGTCTCGACGTCGAACTCCATCCGCTTCTCCGGCAGGCCCTTAGCCCGCAGGAAGAGGTCGTAGCTCTCCTGGTCGAAGCGGTCAAGGGTGACGGTCAGCTCGTCGCCGGCGACGTCGATCATGCCGCCGCCTCCCAACGCAGCTTCTCCTGAGTCGGATGCAAGTCGACGCGGGGCCGACTCGGCGTATCCCAAGAGCCGCCCCCTGCCGAGCCGACTAACTTCCACCCAGCCGCCCGAAGAGACGAGCCGCCCTCCTCGGGCAAGGTGTAGGTGACGAGACGCCGGAAGCCGATGGCTCGGGCCGCCCGCCACGCCGCCCCGTAGAGCATGGAACAGGCATTGCGGGCGCCATCCGTGCAGACCCGCAGCACCTCGGCCGTGTAGCCGTCCTGAAGTTCGCGGGCGACCGGGCGACCGATGATCGCCACCCCCCGGATCTCGCCGTCCTCGACGCCGATGCAGAAGAGACAGCCGCGGGCGGGCCTGTGGTGGCGGTGGTTCCGCTCAACGTATGCATTCGCTTCGCGGAGCGAGACGGGGATTAGGCGCAGACTCACGCTGCCACCCCCATCGCGTCCTCCAACGACATCTGCGCACTCCCGCCAGCGGCGACCCGCTCCATGTTCCGGCAGGCCTGCCGGTGGTAGCTCTCCTTCAGCTCGAAGCCGAGCCCGCGGCGCCCCTCCTCCAGGGCGACGTACGGCGTGGTGCCGATGCCGGCGAAGGGGTCGAAGACGACCTCGCCCGGGTTAGTCCAGAGCTTCACGCAGCGGCGGACCACCTCCAGCTGCAGCGGGCAGACGTGCTTCTCGTCGTCGGTGTCGCGGCCGAGTTTCCAGCCCTCCAGCACGTCGGTCTCAACGATGTCGTCCCAGGTGCCACGGGCCCAGCGGATCCACTCCTCGGTCGAGACCCAGCCGCCCGGATTCTTGTCCGGGTGGTAGAGCGCCGGCACCCGCGGTGCCTCACCGGGGCGGCGGAAGACGAGGCAATGATCGTTGACGGCGGGCGCCAGCTTCCGGGCGTTCTCATAGCCCGTTTTGAACATCAGCGAGTGCAGCTTCTGGCGCTGCGCGATCACCTGGGGGTTCTTGGGGATCGTGTACTCGGCGTGCCACTCGAAGCCGGCGGCGGTCATTACGTCGACCAGCGCCCCCCGAAGGTCGCGGCGCCCCTGGTAGCCATGCTGGACGGCGTAGGTGAGGAGCTGCTGAATGTGGATCGCGGCGAGGGTGCCCGGGCGCTGGACGCGGATCAGGGCCTCGGCCCAGAAGCGGAGGTGGGCGCCGAAGAAGCTCCTGGCCAGGTCGACCCCGTCCTCGTTGTTGCCGATGTCCTCGGTCTTGCCCGAGTACATGAAGAGGGCGCCGAAGGGGATCGAGGTGACGGTGAGGTCGACCGAGCCCTCGTCGAGCTCGGCCATGCCGGCGATGCAGTCGCCCTGGTGAATTGCCCAGTCGGAGGTCACGGCAGCGTCAACCCCCCGCTCAGCTCCTCGAGGATCAATTTCTTCCCCGGCGCACCGACGACGTAGCTGTATTTCACCGGCAGTCCGCCCTCAATGACGATGAAGCTGAGAATCGCCCCATCCTCAGTCCGCTGGGCGAGAGTCCCCTTGGAGATCAAGGTGACTTCCTTCTCGATCGGGATCTCCTGCGTCTGTGCCGGCAGCCCATGCCCCGGGGGGGGCACAGGCGGGGTTCCACGACCTCCGTTGGTGGCGCTCATACCGGCGTCGCCTCCCGGTAGAAGTGCTCCACGGCGCCACGGCGGGGCCGGGTGTGCGACAGCTCCAGCAGCCCCACTTCCTTCAGGCACTTGACGTGGTAGCTGACGTTGCCGATCGGCTCCTCCAGCTGGTCGCTCAGCAGCTTCGGCGAGAGCGGCTCCTCGGCCTCCTGCATCGATTTGAGGATCCGCATCTGCGTGGCATGGGTCTTGGCGCGCGCTAGGCGCTCCCAGAACTGGTCGTTCATCGGTCGCTCCTTCGTTGGTGTTGGTCCGGGCGTTCGCCCGAATCGGCGCTGAGGCCGGTCGGAGCCGGAGCGACCCCAACCCCTTCCATGTCCTCAGCGCCGGTTCCGGCGATCGGTGGTGAATCAGCAAGGACTGGTGCCCCGTCTCGGACGAGGCCGACCTGCATGTCCTTATCGACGACGAAGACCTTGCAGCCCTCTGGGATCTGGCCTTCGAAGGTCTCCTGGATCCGCTCGACCACCTCTGTCGAGAGGCGATCGGTGGAGGAGAGCACGAAGCAGTCGCCGGGCTGGGGGCGGAAGCGCTTCAGCTCGAGGAGGGCGTGCTCGACGGCGTCAGGCATCGGGGCCTCCGGCAGTTGGCTGTTGTTCGAACCCTGCAGCTGCGCCAGCCCTCGGAGAGGAGGCGGGCGGAATCGACCAGCCGCCGAGGCGGCGGACGACGACTCGGCAGGCGCCGTCGGCCATGGTCACGACCTGGATGTCGATGCGAGGGTCGTCGGCCTGGCAGCGTCGGGCGGCGGCAAGGCGTAGTTGCTGCCGCCGACGCTCTGACCGCCAGCCAAGGCTTTTCCATCGGCCGCGGTGAGATCGGCCGCCTGCCCGGAGGTTCGCGTCCAGTAATGCCGTGGCGAGCCTGAAGCCACGCACCTGATCAACAGCCCGCCGAGCATCGATCCTGACCTCGATCTTGAGGGTGCCGCGCTTCACGTTGCCGACCAGCCCTCGGTCTTGTAGACGTTGCCGGGGACCGGGATGCGAATCAGGCTCTCGTCGCGGTGGCGACGCTCGCCGCAATCGACGCAGAACCAGTCGAAGTCGATTACCCACTCGCTGCCATCGCCGCGGCCGTCGGAGCCAATGTCGAGGCCCGTCCCGCAACTCGAGCACTTCGGATCTGCCAGGGCTTTCCGGGTCTCTTTCGCGGCGGCGACCATGCTCTCCATGACCGTGGACCAGCCCTCAGCGACGATCGCTTTGTAGCGCCGGAGGCAGCGGCCGAAGAAGCGCTCCTCGATCGCCCAATTGGTGGCAGCGGCGGTGCGGGCGCAGCGATGGCCGCCCTTCCAATAAAGAATCCACACGCTGGTGTAGTCGGAGAGGAGCGTCCCGAGCAACGTGCATTTGGCGCCCGTCTTGGGATCGGTCTTGACGTAGGCCGGAGCGGTGTCGATCGGGACCACTCCGTCAGCGGGCTTCCACTCCTTCGGCATCTCAATCGCGCGAGTTGGGGTCACGCGACCGCCTCCCGCCGTGGGCACTCAACGAGCAGCCGCGACTCCATGCTGGGGCGCCCGGGCTTGGCGTAGCGCCGGTCGACCCAGCGCACGAACTCGATCAGGTCGTCCTCAAGCTCCTCGAAGAAGACGCGGTCGCCGGGTTTGAGGTTCGCCGGCAGAGCGTCGTGGGCGCCGCGGCACAGGGGGCAGCCGATGATCAGGGCGTACTTGATCGCGAGCAGCTCGTCCTCTGGGAGATCGTTGAAGTGCTTCTGGATCCACGACTTGGCGATCAGGTGGTGGGCGTCGAGGTCACCATCGCTGCAGACGTGCCGCGGGCGGCGGCGATCGCCGGCCTCGGTGATGTCGGCGAAGAAGCAGATCCGTTCGGTGACCACCTCGGCGTCGAAGTGGAGGCGAGCGCGCTTGTGTGCCGCGGTCTCTGGGAGACGGCGGTGGCGTTTCGGGCCGCGACCGCGCTTGATCCCGGTCCGCTTCAAGGAGCTGGTCCGCTTGAGCGGGCCGCCCCGCTTCA